AGTGCCTCCTACGGCACCATGACCGTCACGGCCGTCGCTTCCGGCGCCCTGGCGGTGGGTGACGTGCTGAGCGGCGCGAACGTCACGGCCAACACCATCGTGACGGGCTTCGGCACCGGCACCGGCGGCACGGGCACCTACTACGTCAACCTCACGCAGACGGCTGCCTCCGCCACGGTGAATGCCACCGGCGCGGTCGAGACCAAGTGGATCGTCGCGTCGAACAGCTTGCCCGGCGAGCTGCTCAAGATCTCCTCGCAGCCGCTGGGTTAAGGGAAACCGACATGCGCAACGCAGATTTCGCCGCCCTGGAAAGCCAGTGGGGCATCGTCATGCCGGAGGCGCGGGAGTACCTGCCCGACGCCTACCGCCACAATTTCGCTCTCGCCATGGACGCGCAGCCGACGCTCGTGACCACGGCGAACAGCGCCATCCCGGCCTATCTCACGCAGTGGGTGGACCCGGAGATCGTCAAGGTGCTGGTCGCCCCCATGAAGGGCGCCGAAATCCTGGGCGAGGTCCGCAAGGGCGACTGGCTGACGGAGACGGCCCTGTTCCCTGTCGTGGAGAACACCGGTGAGGTGAGCTCCTACGGCGACTACAACAACAACGGCCGCGTCGGCGCGAACGCCAACTGGCCGCAGCGCCAGTCCTACCTCTACCAGACCATCACCGAGTGGGGTGAGCGCGAGCTGGAGCGGGCCGACCTGGCGCGCCTGAGCTGGGCCTCGCAGCTGAACCTGGCCTCCGTGCAGGTGCTGAACAAGTTCCAGAACAAGACCTATTTCTTCGGGGTCTCCGGCCTTCAGAATTACGGCATCCTGAACGACCCGAGCCTGTCCGCCGCGCTCCAGCCCGGCCCGAAGGCCTATGGCTCCCAGGCGCACGGCCCGTGGGTGACGGCCGGCGTGGTGACGGCCACCGCCAACGAAATCTACAGCGACATCCAGTCGCTCTACATTCAGCTGGTGGCGCAGCAGGCGCAGGGTGCGATCGACATGGCCACGCCGATGAAGCTGTGCATGTCGCCCGGCTCTTCCATCGCGATGACCGCGACGAACATGTACAATGTGAACGTCGCGGACCTGCTGAAGAAGAACTTCCCCAACCTGCGCATCGAGACCGCGCCGGAATACGCGACCACGGCCGGCAACGTCGTGCAGCTGATCGCGGATCAGGTGCAGGGCCAGGATACCGGCTACTGCGCCTTCAACGAGAAGCTGCGCGCCCATCCCGTGATCCGCGAGATGAGCGCCTTCAAGCAGAAGAAGACGCAGGGCACCTGGGGCGCGATCATCAAGCAGCCCTTCGCCATCGCGCAGATGCTGGGGCTCTGATCCATGGCCGATACCGTGACCATCGCCAGCAAGCTGCCCCATGGGCTGCGCCTGGACCTGATGCCCGATGTGGACACCCGCGCGAGCGGGCGCCCCGGCGAGACGGAGGCTGTCCAGCGGCCTCCGGTGGCCAGCGTGACCCTGCGTGGGTGCGCGCTGCCGGTTGGCGTTCCTCTCCCCGAGGACGCCCCCACCATCGCCGGCGGCTTCGCGCTGACGCCGGACGTCCCGGCCGACTTCTGGGCCAAGTGGCTGGAGCAGAACCGGGACTACGCCCCGGTGAAGGCAGGCCTGATCTTCGCGGCCTCGAAGGGCGCTTCCGTGGCCGCTGAGGCGCGCGAGAAGAAGGATGTCATGAGCGGCTTCGAGGGGATGAACCCGGACAAGCCCGCCCCTGGCATCCAGCCCGGCAAGGCAGCCTGACCATGGCCGATGGCGTCGTCACCTTCGACTATACGACCTGGGCGGCGCGCTATCCGGAGTTTTCCACGGTCACGCAGGCCCAGGCGGAAGGCTTCTTCGCCGAGGCATGTCTATATCTGGACAACACGGCAGCGAGCATCGTGTGCGATCTGGCGCAGCGCGCGACGCTGCTCAACATGCTGACGGCCCACATCGCCGCGCTCTATGCCGGCGTTGGCGGACAGCCCGCTTCGCCGCTGGTCGGGCGCGTGACGAGCGCCACGGAGGGTTCCGTCAGCGTGGGCGTCGATGCCGGGCCGGTGACTGCCTCCCAGGCGTGGTTCGCGCAGACCAAATACGGGGCGGCCTACTGGCAGGCGACGGCGCGGTTCCGGACCATGCGCTATGTGCCGGGCCCGGTGACGCCGATCCCGTTCGGCTGGCCCGTGGTGGGGCCTGACTGGGGGATGCGATGAACGCCCTCTCCGGCGGCGCCAAGCTGCAAGCCAAGCTGGCCGAGCTGTCGCAGCAGGTCAGCAAGAAGGCCGAGCTGCGGGTGGGGTTCCTGGAAGGCGCGACCTATGAGGACGGCAAGCCCGTCGCCATGATCGCGGCCATTCAGGAGTTCGGTGCGCCCAAAGCGGGCATCCCGCCGCGCCCCTATTTCCGCTCCATGATCGCGGAGAAGTCCGGCGAATGGGGCGACAAGGTGGGCAAGGTGCTGGTGGCGTCGGAATACGACGTGGACCGTGCGCTCGCGCTCATGGGCGACGGCATCGCCGGGCAGCTCCGGACCTCGATCATCAAGACGAACTCCCCGCCGCTCAGCGATGTGACGCTCCTGCTGCGTGAGCGCTTCGGGAACCGTCGTGACGAGATCACCGGCGCTGATGTGGCCGAGGCCCGGCGCGACGTGGCCGCCGGCGTGAAGCCCAGCGTTACCGGCACGCAAGCCAAGCCCCTGGTCTGGACGGGCCACCTGCTGAACAGCGTGGACTATGAGGTGCGGTCGTGAATTTGCACGCGATTGTCTCCGGCGCCATCGGCACGGTGAACCCGCATGTCCGGGCCACGCTTCAGGCCAGCCAGAACTATACGACGCTGCCCGACGGCACGCAGGTGCCCAACTACGATGCGCCGCAGGACGTGATGGTGCAGGTGCAGGCGCTGGCCTTCGCGGACCTGAAGCAACTCGACGGCCTGAATATCACGGGCGACGCGCGCGTGATCTACCTCGCAGGCGACTGGCGTGGTGTCGTGCGGCCCGGCCAGAGCGGCGGTGATCTGCTGACCATCGGAACGGATCGCTTCCTCGTCACGCAGACGCTGGAACAGTGGCCGGACTGGACCAAACTCGTGGCGGTGCTCCAAGTCTGATGCCCACCACCATCAGCCTCACGGAAACGCAGATCCTCACGGTTCTGCGGTCGTTCCTGCTCGCCGTGCTGCCGCCTCGCACCGAGGTCGTGCGCGGCCAGACCAACCGCGTGCCTGAGCCTCAAGGGGCCGATTTCGTGGTTATGACGCCGATCCTGCGGGAGCGGCTGGCGACCAACCAGACCAATTACGGCGATGCATCCCTGACCGGGAGCGCGACGGGCCAGACCCTGACCGTCACCGCTGTGGATTTCGGCGAGGTCGTCATCGGCGCGCCGCTGTTCGGCCCTGGCATCCGAGACGGCATCTTCGTGGCCTCGTTCGGCACCGGCACGGGCGGCGTGGGCACCTATGTGCTCAATGCCCCCGTTATGCCGGTCACGGGGGCGCTCTACGCCGGCACGGGGCAGGCCATGCAGGCCACCCGCGTGACTGTGCAGATCGACGTGCACGGCCCCGAGAGCGCCGACAACGCGCAGCGCATCGCCACGTTGCTGCGCGATGAATACGCCTGCGATTTTTTCGCCGACCAGCGCGGCGATGTGGCCCCGCTCTATGCGAGCGAGCCCCGCCAGGCGCCGTTCCTCAACGGCGAGAAGCAGATCGAAACCCGCTGGACGCTCGATGCCGTCCTGCAAGCCAACCCGGTTGTCACCACGCCCCAGCGGTTCGCGGGCGAGGTGAGCATCGACCTGAACCCACTCCCGTAGGAGCCCCGCCGATATGGCCACCATCCCCGCAAGCGCGATCGTATCGGTCACGCCGCAGGTCGTCAGCGCCGGCGGCTCGGCCCTCGACCTGAACGGCCTGCTGCTAACCACCAGCACGCGCGTCCCCATCAACTCCGTGCTGTCCCTGTCGTCCCTGCCGGATGTGGAGAGCTATTTCGGCGCTTCCTCGACCGAGGCGACCGCAGCGGCGATCTATTTCAACGGCTTCGACAACAGCAATGTGAAGCCTGGCGCCCTGCTGTTCGCGCAGTATCCGACGGCCTCGGTGGCCGGCTACCTGCGCGGTGGCAATGTGGGCGCGCTGGGCCTGGACGCGGTGAAGGCTCTGTCCGGCACGCTGACGGTGACGGTGGACGGCACTTCCAAGACCAGTTCCAGCATCAATCTCTCGACCGCCACCAGCTTCAGCAACGCTGCCTCGATCATCCTGGCGGCGTTCACCGGCCCGGGGTTCACGGTCACCTACGACAGCGTGAGCGGCGCCTTCGTGTTCACCAGCGGCACGACCGGCGCCAGCAGCTCCATGAGCTATGCCACGGGCACGCTCTCGGCCGGCTTGCTACTCACCTCGGCCACGGGCGCGGTCACCTCTGCCGGCGCTGTGGCAGCCGTGCCGGGCACCTTCATGAGCGCGGTCGTGGCGCTGACCCAGAATTGGGTTTCCTTCACCACCCTGTTCGACCCGGATGTCAGCGGCAACACGAACAAGTTGGCTTTCGCCGCGTGGACCAACAGCCGGGGCAATCGCTACTGGTATGTGCCTTGGGACACGGACGTGACCCCCACGCAGTCCAGCGCCGCCACGGGCTCCCTGGGCTATCTGCTGGGCGCCAGCGACTACAGCGGTACGACCCCGGTCTATGCGCCTGACTACAAGCTGGCGGTGTTCTGCCTGGGCTATGCGGCGTCGCTCGATTTCGCGCAGACGAACGGCCGGGCGACGCTGGCGTTCAAGTCCCAGACGGGCATGAGCGCGACGGTGACGAACCAGACCGTGGCCGACAACCTGATCGCCAACGGTTACAGCTTCTATGGCGCCTATGCCACCGCGAACGATGGCTTCACCTTCGCCTACCCGGGCAATGTCAGCGGCCCCTATCTCTGGGCCGACAGCTACATCAACCAAATCTGGCTCAACAATTCCCTGCAACTGGCGATCCTGTCCGGCCTGACACAGGCCAAGAGCGTCCCCTACAACAGCCAGGGCTACGCGCTGATCCGGGCTTGGTGCATGGACCCGATCACGGCCGCGCTGAACTTCGGCGCCATCCGTCCGGGCGTTTCGCTGTCCTC